ATATCGTCCGGGTACTTTTCGGCCATTTCATCCGCAATGAGGCGGAAACGCGTGGCGAGGCTTGGCATGTAGCCGCCCGCCTCTTTCATCCGGCGTTCAAAGTTCGCAACGAAACTTTCCAGTTCGGCGGTGAGGCATATGGGTTCAAGCATGTCTGGGGTCATGCTGCACCGCCTTCGGCCTTGGCGATTGCGGCGTCTGCAACGCTGCAGGCCGCGGTTGCCCATTCGTCATCCATGCCGTTACCGATGGCAGCGTTGTAGACCTTGGTGCGAAACCTTTTCAGTACGGCCAGCAGTTCCGCATTCACCACCTTGAGGCGGTCGCGTTCGGCTGCAGTTTCAGGCGCGGCGGCGATAAGGCGGGCGTTGGCCTGCTGTTCAGTAAACGGGATGTGTTCCGAAACAGAACAGTCAGCAATCTGCCGCAATCCTTCCGTGTCGTTGTCATCGGGGAAAATGTCGGTGGAGTTGAATATGCGCCACGGCCCCGGTGTGTGCTTGCCCCCGCTCATTGCGTCACCGCCAGCATCAACCAAAGTGCCGCGAAGAGCCCGGCCACAATCAGCGCATCGGAAAGATACACCCGGCGCGGCTTTTCAATGGCGACATACTCCCGAACAAACGCGCGGCGGGCCGCTATGTCCTGTTCCCACATCACAAGGCGGGCAAGTTCAACGTCGGTCATTGAGCCAAGCAGTTGCAGCGTTTGGCACGCGGCCCGCAGTTCTTCGGGGCTTACCGTCTCACGGCGCAGCACGGCGCGGGCATCGGCCAGCGCGGTTTCATTGCGGGGGAATGTGACTACGGCCCCCATGTTAGCGGCCCGCCGTGTCGGTCACTGCCACGCCGTCAACGCCAGCCATGCGCGCCATGTCGGCCAGCGCAGTCGCGTTGCCGCAGTAGAAGTTTGGCAGTCTTTCGGTTTTCCATCGCTCAGGGTCGCTAGCCATGTAGATTGCCATAGCGGCGGCGGGCGTTCCAATCTTGGCTTCAAGGTCCGCCCCCTCTTTCCCGGCCAGCGTGACGACCCAGCCCGCGCGGCAATGCGATGTGCCGCAGTGCCACATGCTCATGTCCAGCGCGCCCGGTTGGGACGCGGCAGCATAAACCTTGGCATGAATATCTTCGATGACAGGAGCCTCGCAAAGGTTCGCCCCGATAGGGTCCGCGAAAAAGCTGTCGCCGATTTCCATTCGGAGAAATGGGTACTTGGCGTTGCGCGCCTCGGTTTTCGCAAGCGGAACGTTCTTCTCGATTACATAGTTGTCGGTCATGTTCTTCACTCTGGTGTGGTGGCAAGGCCGTTCATGTGTCGCGCCCTGTGAGGAAGAATATAATGACCATTGCGGTCATTGGCAAGCGGAAAAATAACCGCATTGGTCATATAGTGATTCTGGAAAATGACCGGCCTGTCAGGGTTGCCGGACGCAGGCATGAAAAAGCCCGCCAGTGCGGCGGGCTTGGGTCGGCTTTAGGGTGTGGATCAGAGGCAGAGGTACAGGTGCGAATACAAATAGTTTGGCATGGCTTGGCTTGAAGCATACTCGGCAGTCTTGCCCACGCGCCCGCAGATACGTTGCGCTTCCGCGTCGTACCTGGCCTTGAACTCGGGGCTGTAGGTTATGTCTGCGCCTTGGATGGCAACGCTGCTACCGTTGAAATCAGTCACGACAGGCGGAACGTCGCAAGCTGACAGGGCGAGGATCGGAACTATAGCAAGAAACCGTTTCACGCGAGACTCCTTTAGGTTGACAGCCTGTTCGGGCTGATGTTGACATGGTGACTTGTTTTCCTGCGTGTAACGGCAAGGAGGTGCTGGTGGGGGAAGATAAGTATTGGCTTGGGAACGATTATCTTCTGGATGTGGCGCTGCGCGCTATCCAAAGCGGCCAGAGCATAGATCAGTTGTTCTGGTCCGAACGCTCTACTTGGCGCATTTGTTCCGCCAACCTTAACGGCAAGCCGGACCTGTCCCCCACGAGTATGAAGTCCAATGTGACCCCGTACCGCTCTGCGACAGCCGCCGCGAATGTTGGCGTGATCGACCGGTGGCCCTTCTCGAAGCGCGTCCAATACGTCCGCAACATGCCCATGCTGTCCGACATTTCCGCAGGGGTAAGCCCCAGCGCCAAACGCAACAGTCGAAGGCGCGCGCCGATTTTCTCCGGGCGCATTTCCTCAAGCCTGCCGGGTGACAGTAGCTTTTCCTGAGACTGATCTTTGACACGTACCATGCTTCCATGATGGTCAGTTAGCAAACCTCGATCAATAACCGTTTTGGGCGGTTGACGAATGACCCGGATGGTCATAATGTCGTCTGCATGACCCATCAAAATCCTTTGCAGATCATCCTGGCCAGATGGCCTTCGCGGCAAGCCTTGGCGGACGATGCCGGGGTGGACCTGTTTGCCGTTCACCGCTGGTTCCAACGCGGCAGTGTAAACGGTCGTCATGATATGAGCCTTCTTTCTGGCGCACAGCGCCGGGGGATTAACCTAACCGCCTTTGAACTGATGGAAGCCCGTGCGGCGTTACATGACCGAAGTGGTCACGCTCTGGCGATTGTTCAAGGGGCTGGTCAAGATCAGGCCCCCTTGGCGCAAGGGTCAGCGGAATGACCGAGCAACGATGCACGCTTTGCGGATGCACGGCTGCCCGCCGCTTTACTTGGGTGAACGACTCAGGTTCCGGCATCGGGGGCGGGATGCAGGGTGGCCCGATGTGCGACTCTTGCATGTCATTCATGTGGGATGCACTGGACCGCTTTCCTGTTGCGCGGGAAACCGTGACGATCTCGCCGCTTGGTGGGGTGGCAGCATGACCGACGTTGTTCCCTTCGCCGTGCTGTCTTCGGACGGCCAGTCATTCCGCCTGAGCGCGGGGGCATGGTCCGGGACGTATCGCATTGAGCATCTTGATAAGGAACTCGCCTTCTATCGCCGGATGCGGGACCGGAATGGCGGCAAGCAAGCCCGGTTTTATGAAGCGACCGTTCGCGCGCTGGAGCAAATGCAGGCCCGCAAATGATCCGCCGCTTCCTGTCCATATTCCGCCGCCCGCATGTGGAAACCATCATTGCCCGCCGTGCTGTGCGGGTCTGCAACCGCGATGCCGAAGCCGTGGCCCGATATGAGGCCGTGCATAAAATCCTGTCCCGCAAACCGTAAGGGGTGACAATATGACTTGGCGCGCGATTTTCGACACGGATTACGCATCGTTCGATCCTAGCCTGCGGGTCTGTCGGTACAACGGCAATTCCCGCACTGTGTCGCACCTAACGTCGATGACGTTCACGGAAGTCGAAGAGGGTTTGCTTCCCCCGCAGGATGCTGTCCTGCGATTGCCAGATGCCACCGCCTTTATGCAAGCGATGATGGATGCGGCTTGGGACGCGGGGCTGCGGCCAAGTCGGGCGCAGGATGAACGTCACCTCAAGGCGCACCTCGAAGATATGCGCCGCTTCGCCTTTCACGTCATCAAGGAAAAGCCGTGATGTCCGAAAACGATCTGATCAGGCCGGATGATGTGGCCCGATATGAGGCCGTGCATCGGGCGCTGGCACGGGGGATGAAATGAAATCATCGCTGGCAGAATACCGGCAATTCATCGCATCCCGCGCGCCGGTGCAAAAGCTGGCAGGCTTTGCGCCGCGCCCGATCAACAATGCCGCAAAAGCGCACCAAGACGCGGTGTTGCGTTTCGCCTTGGAGCGCGGGCGGTCTGCGGCATTTTTGGATACTGGCTTGGGCAAGAGTTTCATTGAACTGGAATTTGCCCGCCAGTGCGCAGAGGAAACCGGCAAGCCGTCCCTGATCCTTACGCCTCTTGCGGTAGCGGGGCAGATGGTCCGCGAAGGGCAAAAATTTGGCATTGATGCCCGCCAGATCAGGGATCAAGCCGAAGTTGGCGCGGGTATCATGGTTGCCAACTACGAGCGGTTGCAGCGCCTTGACCCTACGTCGTTCGGTGCGGTCATTCTGGACGAAAGCAGCATCCTGAAAAGCTACGCAGGCCGGACCCGCGCGCTGATCCAAGAGGCGTTTGAAGTCACGCCATACAAGCTGGCGGCAACCGCAACGCCGTCTCCGAATGACCATACCGAACTCGGGAACCATGCAGAGTTTCTTGGCGTCATGCGCCAGCAGGAAATGCTATCCAAGTGGTTTATCAATGACACCGCCACGGCTTCGCAGGAATGGCGTCTCAAGGGTCATGCTGCGGAAGACTTTTGGGCATTTGTCGCATCATGGGCGCGATGCGCAACTCTACCGTCTGACCTTGGCGGGGATGATACCGGATACGTCCTGCCGCAGATCGACCGGCGCGTGCATGAGGTTGCAGCCGACCGTATGGATAACATCGGCGATGGCATGCTGTTCCGTATCCCCGAAATGTCGGCAACCTCGTTTCACGAGGAAAAGCGGTTGACGCTAAAGCAGCGGTGCCAGCTTGCCGCTGATCTGGCGAGCCACGGCAAGCCCGTAACGGTCTGGTGCGAGACGAACGACGAAAGCGCGATGCTGGCAAAGATGATCGACGGCGCGGTTGAAGTGCGCGGCGATCTGGACCCCGACGAGAAAGAGCGGCGGTTGCTTGGGTTTGCAGACGGGCAATACCGCGTGGTTGTCACCAAGCCGAAACTCGCAGGCTTTGGGGTCAACTGGCAGCACTGCGCCCATGCGGTCTTTGCGTCGATCAGCTTTTCATACGAGCAGCACTACCAGGCTGTGCGCCGGTCACATCGTTTCGGGCAATCCGAGACAGTCCGCAATGACATTGTGATTGCCGACACTGAGGCGTCCATCTGGAACGTCATCAACACGAAATCAGACAAGCACGACGAAATGAAGCGGCGCATGGCTAACGCTATGCGGTCTGCGCAATCGGAAGGCGTTCGCCGGGTGGTTTACGACCGCCCGCTTGATCTGGCCTTCCCCGAATGGATCAGGAGCGCAATGTGAAACAGCCTGAGTATTCCGGCCCCGGATGGGCGCTGCACAATTCCGATTGCATCGAGGGGATGCACGCCATGCCCGAGGCGTCGGTGGATTGCACGATCTTTTCGCCGCCATTCGGCGATCTGTTTGTCTATTCGGACAGTGAACGTGACCTTGGCAACGCGGGCGAGGGTAACGCCTTCATGGCGCAGTATCGGTTTTTTGCCGAAGCCCTAACCCGAGTGATGAAGCCGGGGCGGATGGTTTGCGTCCACTGCACCGACCTTCCGACCCGCAAGGGCAAGCATGGGTTTATCGGATTGCAGGATTTTTCCGGCGCGCTGGTGGAAGCACATCAAGCGGCAGGGCTGATCTACCACGGGCGCGCAACCATCTGGAAAGACCCCGTAGTTGAAATGCAGCGCACCAAGGCGATGGGCTTGCTCTACAAGCAAATCCGCAAAGACAGCACCATGAACCGCGTCGGGATGCCCGACTATATGCTGTTCTTCCGCGCCCCCGGCGATAACCCGGATCGCGTAGAGCATTGCGCCCCAGGTGACACGAAAGAGGCGGTCAAGATTGCGAAATCATGGCTGCATGAAATGCACCGTCTTGGGCTGGCCTCGGAAACCCCTACATCGGCCCAGATTGAGGCGCTGATCCCCTTCGCTGAATTTGACGTGTACGAGTGGCAGCGGCTGGCATCGCCTGTCTGGATGGATATTCAGCAGGGCAACGTCCTTAACCGGATCAAGGGTGTCGGTGACGAGCGGCATGTATGCCCCCTGCAACTCGACGTGATCGACCGTTGCCTGCGGCTATACAGCAAACCCGGCGATGTGGTTATGGACCCGTTCAATGGCATCGGATCGACCGGCTATCAGGCGATCAAGCAATTCCGGCGTTATCTCGGGTTTGAATTGAAACCGGAATACGCTGCACAGGCCGGAAAGAACCTATCCGAAGCCGCCGCGTCTGTCGGTGATCTGTTTGCTATGGCGGCAGAATGAGAGCCGCCAAAGCTGACATCAACCAACCGGAAATCGTCGCGGCCCTTCGCAAGGTGGGCTGCTGCGTCATGCACATGCATACCCTGGGCAAAGGCGTGCCGGACATTCTCGTTGCCCGCCGTGGCAGGCTTTGGCTTGTCGAAGTGAAGGGGCCGAAGGGCAAGCTGACACCGGATCAGGAAGTGTTTCACGCGGCATGGCCGGTGCATGTCGTCCGGTCGGTCGATGATGCAATCAAGTTGGTAGGTGCGGCATGATAATGACCCCCGCCGATATTGTCGCTGCCGAGGCAATCCGCTTTCCAGACGCCGGAATCCGTAAAATCGTCCGCGCCGTAGCAGCGACAAGCGGCGTGGACATCGACCGCATTTTAAGCGCAAGCCGTGTGGCGTCCGTTGTTATGGCCCGCGATCTGGTT